GATAATTAATGAAAATAAGAGAACTTTGGGGAATACCTATACCAGGTACAGAAAAAGCAGTTGGTCTGAGGAAGGTCACAAAAAAGTATATGGGTAAAACAAGGATATATTACGAACCAACTAGCAACAGGTTCAACGAGAACAATAGAGATACAAATGCTGATCCGTTTAAAGGTACAGCAATAGAAGGTAAAGATTAATGCAATTTTTTTACGATGGACAAATAAGAAGATACATCACTCAAATAGTGAGATTAATGAGCAATTTCAATTATCAAGACGGTGATGGTGCTTTGCGTACCATACCTGTGATGTATGGTGATATCACAAGACAGGTTGCTCACATTATGAGAGACAACTCAGAAAATAAAATTATGAGTGCACCTAGAATGGGTGTATACATTACTAATCTTGAATTAGACAGAAATAGATTAGCAGATGCTACCTACGTTAGTAAAGTACATTTAAGAGAACGTGCATATGATAAGGACAATAATGAATATTTGAATACTCAAGGTAAAAATTTCACTGTGGAAAGATTAATGCCTACGCCATACACATTGAGTGTTGCTGTAGATTTATGGACAACAAACACAGAACAAAAATTACAAATAATGGAACAAATATTAATGTTGTTTAACCCTAGTTTAGAAATACAAACCACTGACAACTATGTGGATTGGACAAGTTTAAGTGTGGTTGAAATTGCAAATATTAATTTTAGTAATAGAAGTATTCCAACTGGCACAGAATCGGAAATAGATGTTGCGACATTAAATTTTTCAACACCTATATATATTTCTCCACCAACTAAAGTTAAAAAGTTAGGTGTTGTTACACAGATTATTGCAAGTATATACAATGAAAAAACAGGCAATATTGATTTGGGAGAATCAATGCCAGAACTTCAAGCATATTCAGATGATTATGCAAAAAGTGTCAAGTCAACAATTACAACAAATGCAGATGGTAGTATTGATACAAGTGCCACAACTAAAGAAGATGCTGATGCTGTGATTGCCACAACTGCTATTGGATATGATGTATTGGTAATGAATAATGTTGCACAAATAATTGACAAAGGTATTGCAGGCGCTGTAAATTGGAATAAAATTTTACAAACTTTGCCAGGCAAATACAGTGCAGGTTTAAGTAAAATTTTACTCAACAGACAAGATATTGATACAAGAGTAAGTGGAACTTTTGCAGTTAATGAATTAAATGAAACTCAACTGATTATCAATTGGGATGAAGATACTATTCCAACAGACACTGTGTTTACAGGAGTAAATTCTAGAGGCACAGTTGACTACATAATCGATCCAACAAAATTTAATCCTACAGATATAAAACAAACAGGTGTAAGATTGTTATTACTTGCAGATGTAAACAATGACGCAGATGCTTGGAAAAACACTGACACCACTTTGACTGATCTAAATGAAAATGATATTATTGAATGGAATGGATCAGCATGGACAGTACTATTTGATGCCAGTGCAAATACAACTAGCAGTGATAATTTTAGTACCAAATTTATCTCAAACCTGAATACCGGAATACAATACAAATGGACAGGCGAACAATGGCTGTTATCGTTTGAAGGTGAATATCGTAAAGGAACCTGGCAAATTCAACTCTAAATAATTAACTGTATGACCGAGAAGATTATTGGTTGCGGTGCATTATTCTATTCTAAAGAAACAAATAGATTTTTACTGCTACACAGAACACAGAGCAAACAAAACAGGGTATGGGGATTAGTAGGAGGTACGACTACTAACGAACTTGCTTGGACTGGACTTCAAAGAGAAATCAAAGAAGAAATTGGTAGTGTTAAAATACTCAAAACTATACCTATGGAAACGTTCATCAGCAACGATGAAGCATTTTTATATCACACATATCTTTGTGTTGTAGGTCCTGAATTTTTACCTAAACTCAACAAAGAACATGACGGCTTTGCGTGGTGTACATTTAATCATTGGCCGAAACCTTTACACCAAGGATTAAGAAAAACATTGCAATCAAAAATAAATCAAACAAAATTAGAAACTGTATTCAAAATATTAAAATTTTTAGATGATTAAAATTATTGGCGACATAATGTTAGATGTATGGGTAAACGGTGACTGCCAAAAAGTCAGCCCAGAAGCACCTGTACTTGTTGTTAAAGAATCTGACAAAGAATATAACGTAGGAGGCGCAGGAAATCTGTCTTTAAACCTGTCAAATTTGGGCACACACACGTCTTTATATGGATCAGTGGGTAGCGACACCCCAGGGCATAAAATACAAGAAATATTAATGCAAAATGCTGTGAAATCTTACGTATCAGAAGACAGTGATTGCACAACTACCAAAACTAGAATTATAGGACAGAACGGACAACACTTGATACGTATAGACAAGGAAGAAAATTATTCAAAAAATACACCTGTTGAAACACTGTTAAAAGATTTAGAACCAAATGATACTGTGATCATAAGCGACTACGCAAAAGGCGTTATTAAAAAAGACACAGTGCAAAAAATTATAGAAAAATGTAAAAGAGTTTTTGTTGATCCAAAACAAGACTTTAGCACTTACAAAGGAGCGTATTTGGTAAAGCCAAATATGAAAGAATATGAATCATGGTTTGGTTCATTTGATTACAAAAGAGCCCAAGAGCATTGTGTAAAAAATTTATGGACTTGGTTAATTGTAACTGATGGCTCTAACGGAATTCACGTAGTAACTAAAAATACTTATGAACAAGTAAAAGGCACAACAGTAGAAATTGCAGACGTCAGTGGTGCAGGTGATTCTGTGTTGGCTGTAATTGCACATTATTTTCCATTTAAAGATATGCTTAATTGTTGTGAACTTGCAGTAAAAGGTGCTCAAAAAATAATTCAAAAAAGAGGTGTTTCTATAATTGATATTAAAGATATTGAAGACACAGTTGTATGGACCAATGGCGTGTTTGATATTTTACACAAAGGACATTTTGAACTTTTAAAGTTTGCAAGTCAGCAAGGCGACAAACTTATAGTAGGTATCAATTCTGATGAGAGTGTAAAAAGACTTAAAGGCGAAGGTAGACCATTTAACACTGCTCATGACCGCGAGCAACAACTACTACAATTACCGTGGGTAGATGACGTTGTTGTATTTGATCAAGATACTCCATTAGAAGCAATCCAACAGCACAAACCAAATGTTATTATTAAAGGTGGTGATTACACAGTTGAAACAACTGTAGGTAACGAACTAGCAGAAGTGAAAATTTTTCCAACTGTGCAAGGATTTTCGACCACAGATATTATGAACAAGGTAAAAGAAAATGCAAAAAAAAATACAGAATAACAAAATAATTATTGATAATTTTTTACCAGACAATGAAGCAAAACCAGTTTTGGAACGTTATGCTGGAGAGCACTTTCCTTGGTATTTTAAAAATTATGTCGTAAGTGAATCTCAAATTGAAACTGAAAGTCAAAAACACCAGTATCAGTTTACTCATCATGTGTTGAGAGAAGATGGAAGTGTTGTGACTGAACAAGACAATTGGCAAATGCTGTTTCCTATTTTCAATAGAATTCATCCAAACACTTTTATAAGAATTAAGGCTAATCTAGTGCCAAGAGCAGACAAAGTTTATGTGCATGGATACCATTGTGATTGCCTAGTACCTTTAAGTATTACCGGCATTTACTACATGAATACAAACAATGGATACACTGCGTTTGAAGATGGTGACAAAGTTGAAAGCGTTGCTAATAGAATAGTTTTATTCCCTAGCAACATGAAACACTCGGGCTCAACTTGCACCAATGCAAATTCAAGAGTAGCACTTAATATCAATTTTATTCCAAGATTTACAGAAAAATCAATGTACAAAGATATATTCACTGAAGCACAATGGAATGAAATTGTTAAATGGTGTGATAAGATAGATTAAAATGAAATTGTTTACGTTTGGTTGTAGTTACACAAATTATTATTGGCCCTGTTGGAGTGACTTGCTTGGATATCAATTTGATGATTTTCAAAACTGGGCAATCAGTGGACTAGGCAACAACGCAATAATGCAAAGAGTACATGAAGCATTAACAAAAAACACAATTACAAAAGACGATTATGTTGTTGTGCAGTTTACAGACTTCAACAGAATAGACATTCACTCAATGGGTATTTTGCCTTTTGGCAATTGGAGAGCAGGAGGAAATATTTGGATGAAGGGAGGCGTTGAAGAGCCTTGGATCCAACAAACCTGGAATGAAGAAAGTTATATGTACATGAATCATAATTATATCAGCATGACAATAAACTTTTTGAAAAGTTTAGAGTGCAAGTGGGCAATCACAAGTAGTGTAGATGTACCAGCACTGATAAAAGAACAACCGTTTGTATACAACAAAGAGATTTATGACAATTGGGTAACTCCAATTCAAAGTTATTCAGATGATGTAAAATCGCCAGAGATTAATGTTACGTACAAAGACCAAGATCCCATTAGTTTTTTTTCGAAACGTAAAAAAGTTGAACAAGATAAACATCCATCTATTAGCACACACGCAAACTGGATAAAAAATTGTTTGGCTCCTGCTTTAGACATCAATATAGATAAAAATGAATTTTTACAACATTATTTGACAAATGAAGAATTAGATGTTAATATGGTAGATAAAAATAACTTGTTTTACACAAAATATAAGTGGGATGGCAAGTTTCAATACTTTGGATTTTAAATGAGAATATTAGTTACAGGTGGTGCAGGTTTTATAGGACAAAACTTAATACAACATCTTGAAAATAACCATGAGGTAGAAGGCTTTGAGTATACACCAAATGTATATCCTGATGCTTCAAAGTATGATTGGGTAATCCATCTAGGTGCAATAAGTTCAACAACTGAAACTAATGTAGATAAAATTCTTACACAAAATTATGAATACAGTATGCGGTTGTTACAAATGTGTGAACAGATGGGCACAAACTTTCAGTATGCCAGTTCCGCAAGTGTGTATGGAAATGTAAAAGACTTCAACGAAGATTCGCCTGTATCTCCACAATCTCCATATAGTTGGAGCAAATATCTGTTTGATAGATTTATACAACAGGCAGGACAATTTAATGTGTTAGTGCAAGGTTTTAGATATTTTAATGTGTACGGGCCTATGGAAGAACACAAAGGCAATCAAATGAGTCCTGTAAGTAAGTTTATTCAACAAGCAAAAGATAATGGCATTATTAAAATTTTTCAAGATAGTGACAAGTACACCAGAGACTTTGTGAGTGTGCATGACGTATGTGAAGTTCACAGTCAAATGTTGGAAGCAGATACTTCTGGTGTGTTCAATGTTGGCACAGGTACCAATGTAAGTTTTAAACACGTTGCTGAAGTGATTGCAAAGAAATATGATGCCAAAATTGAAGAAATACCAATGCCAGAAAACATTAGAAAGCACTATCAAAGTTACACTAGGGCAGACAATTCTAAAGTAAATAAATTTGTTAACGTAGATTGGAGCACAATTGAACAATATGTCGAAAAATTTTAATAAACAAGGTGATAAAATTACAAAAGGTTGGGGATACGAAGTTATATGGGCATCCAACGAACACTACTGTGGAAAGTTTCTAGTTTTTACTAAAAAAGATGCAAAATTTTCTATGCACTTTCATAAAAATAAAGACGAAACTTGGTTTGTTAATGACGGTGAGTTTAAATTAAGATATATTGATACAAAAACTGCAACACTTTACGAAAAACCATTAAAGACTGGTGAAACGTGGCACAATCCTCCATTGATGCCTCACCAATTAATTTGTACAACTGACACAGGCAGTGTCACAGAAGTTAGTACAATGGATGATCCAGATGACAACTATAGAGTTATACCTGGTGATGGACAAAAAACTCCTGGTGCTGACCCACAAAGTCTAGCAAAAAAAATACTTTAAAAAATAGATAAAAATTACGCTTGTGCTTCTGACCAACGCAACGTAACTGTTGCTGGAACACCACCTGTACCTGCTGTTCTTGATATGTTAATTGCTAACACGTCAGGACCATTCGGGAACGTTCCTCTGCCACCCAATGTTGTATTTGTAAGTTCTTGGATTGCATTAAGAGCCAATGTTGATCTTTCTCCAGGTTGGGCAACAAATGAGAAAATACTCTGACCAGGTTGTGCATATGGTGGTTGACCAAATGAGAATGATATGGCTGTACCGCCTGCAATAGTTCCTTGGAACGATTGGTTAAATGTTACACGATAATAGTTTGTTGCACCAAATGTTAATACTGATGCAATTGATACAACTGATGAACCTGCTGGAAATTCTGTACTTGTAGCAAAGTCTACTTCTGTTCCTGTTCCCGCACCAAGTGCCAACCAAGATGCTTCTTGGAAGAACAAGTAGTTAGAGTTTGTAATATTTCCACCATAACTAAAATCTACTGCTTGTCCGCCACTTATACCTGTGTGTCTTTGTGAGAAGTAAACCAAGTAATATGAACCTCTGTCTTGAATTTGTGTTACAGTTGTACCTGATGGGAATTGTGCAGATGTAACTTCCATACCAACTACGTGACCTTTGTTTTCCCAATCTGCTTGTAAGAAGTATGCATAGTTTCTGTTTCCACTTAAATTAAACCAGTGATTTGCTGTTGACGTCATTGCGTTAGTTGTTAATGCTGTTGCTGTTGTAGTTGTTGTACCTGAGTTCCAAGTAACTGAACCACCTGGTGCAATTTGAGCAAATGATGGTTGTCCACCCTGTGCAACACCAGTCAAGTCAGTCCAACCAATGTCACTTGGATCAACTGGATAATTTTGTGGATTTAAAATTCCATTGATTACAATCTGTCCATTAGTACCCGTAGCCGGTGTGTCTGAAGTAACTTCTAGTCCATCTAAAAGTAATTGGGCTCTGTTCAACAGGTCTCTGTCACCTAAGTCACCTGTCAATGCATTTGATACTGACGGTGCTAGTCTTAATAGGAATACAGTTTGTCTTGTTGTTGTGATATCTAATCCTGATGCTGAGTAACTGAACAAGTATCCTCTATCTTCATCAAAGTTACCATCTGTAATAAATGCTGATCCCCAGTGTGATATAATCGGTGATGTTGTGTTAGATATTAAAACAACACCTGTGTTCCTAAAGTGTTCTGCGGCATTACCTGCTGAGTATGATCTTGTGGCACCTGAAGCAAAGTTTGTTAACTGTGCTGAACGTGTACAACCTGTTAGTTTGTCTCCTGATACTCCTGTAAATGTAACAATTTCATTGTCAACATAAACTGTTCCACCTGTTGTTGGGAAGAATGATGCATCAATCAACGGTAATTCAGTTGCTGTTGTACTTACATTCGCTTCTAATTTGCCACTAGGTCCTTCATTGGCTACTTCGTAACGCACTGGTTGGTTACCAGTTCTCATAAATGCTTCTGTGTTCACGTTTGAATTTCTCATTCTGTGTGCAAACACAAAGTCACCATTTGATCCTCTTGTCATGAAGTCAATAAATCCAGCCCCGTACCATGAAAACTGTATCCCGATCATCTGCATCTTGCCTGGATCAAAATTGTATCCACTTGGACCTGTGCCGTCAATTTTGTCTAAATTAAATTGACTTTGTTTAACAATTTTATCTAAAACCAAACAAGCCTTAACACCTTCTGATGTGTTAACACCTCTGTAATCTGGAGTTACAAACATCTGTGTGTTTGAATTTACTTGTGAAACAACGTGTGTCATTCCTCTTATTACAATTCTGTCACCTGCTTTTAATTGTTCTCTAAATCTTGTTCCTACACCTGTAATTGAGTTTGAATCAGGTATTGCTGTAATTGTACCTGTTACCTGTCTTGTTGAAGTTCTTTGTACAAAGGCTAAATTCTGTCCATCAAACTGCCAGAAAATTCCGTTTTGATCATCAAATGTTCCTGAACGTACAGTTGCACCATTCCAATTTGATAATGTTACTTGCGGTTGATCTTCAAATTCTGCTACTGTTCCACCTAGTGATTGTACTGCAAGTACTGTGAATCTTCTTTCACTTGTTACACTTGCTACTGTGTAGTAACCATTGTATCCCGAAGTTCCAATACCAATTAATCTAACTGTTGAACCTACTTGTAATCCATGATCTGTATCATCTGTTTCAACTGTAATCGTTGATCCAACAGATGTTGCATCTGCTGTTACATTTAATAAATCATAACTTGGTGCAAACAAGGCACCAGTTGTGTACATAATACCTTTACCTGATTGGTATCTAATATATTTTTTAGATTGACGTATAGCCTGTGCACCGTGTTGTGGTCCACCTGTTCCTAATTGAACACCACCATCAAATGGTCTGTGTATAAAGAATGAATCTGGACGTACATATATAAATCCTTGCCAAGCACTGTCTGTAATTGTACCTGGTGCTCTTACTTGATATTGTAATTGTTGTAATGATGGAATCGAAGTTGCTAAAAACGGTCCTGATGCCAACAAGTGATTGTTTGCACCATCATCTGATTGTATTGTGACCAAGAAAGCATCTCCTGGAACAAGTCCATGAGGAGTTTCAAAATCAATCTGTATGGTTGCCAATGCCGCGTATGTTAATGTTGTGCCGTTAGCGATACTTGATCCAGTTGGTTCTGAAATTGTTACACTAGAGTAAACTGATATTCCAGTTCCTGATGCCGCTACACCTGTGTGTGTATTTGTTAACACTCCACCTGTTGTGTTAATACCTTGTACTGTAACAACAATATCATTTGCTGGTGAATTACCACCTAAACTTTGACCTTGTAGTGTAATCCTGTCACCTACTGCATAGTTAGATCCTGTTGCACTTCCAATCACTTCTAAATATGTTGTAGAAGAATCAGTTTGATTTGATCTTGTCACACTGAACGTTGCACCAACACCTTGTGGTACTCTGTTTGAGCCTGACACTCCTAGTGTACTTGCACTTCCTGTGTTTGCCGTTCCTGAAATGTTTGCTCCTGTAATTCCACCAGATGCATTCACACTAGTGATAGTAATTGTTGCATCGTTAGTTGGTGAAGTACCAAATAAATTTGGTCCTAGTACAGTGAATGTTTGATCAGCACCATAACTTTGTCCTGCGTTGTTTACTGCAATTGAATAATTACCTGCCGCCAACACAATGTCAAATGTTGCAAGTTGTCCTACTAGATTGGTTGCATTAACATCTGTGTAATTTTGTACATTGACTGCTGTACCACTTACAGTTGTTGTAGCAATACCACCGCCACCATCTACAGAATCAACTGTGATTGTAACATCATTTGCTGGTGATAATCCACCAACTTCTGTACCAGCAATGGTAATTGTGTTTGTTGCATTGTAGCCTGTACCTGCCGCATCTATTGTGGCACTGTAAACTGCACCAGTTCTTGTTACTGTGAAGTTTGCTCCAACACCATCACCACCTGTGAAAGCAGGTGTAGAATAATCTACTGCCGCATCTGAGGCTGTACCCGAAACTGTAAATGTGTTCAATGATGTATCACCATTAACACTTGCAACTTTTATAATTGCATCATTAGTACCAGTAATTCCGTTTAAATTTGAACCTTCAATTTTTATTAAATCACCTACAGTGTAACCTGATGTTCCACCGTTTGCCGCTGAGCCACTGTTACTAAAAGTGTTTACACCTCTTGCAGGAGATGTTAAAGCAGTAATTTGAATAGTTAAATCGTGTGTTGGTGTTACTCCACCTAAACTTGTTCCTGGAATTACCAAGTTTTGTCCAACGCCATAGTTTGAACCTGCGTTGTTAACTGTAATTGTATTGTAAGATGTGCCGTTTAATACCACATCAAAAGACGCACCTGTACCAAGTAAATTTGATCCTGATGCTACATCTATAAAAGTTTTACTGTTAAGTGCTGTTCCTGTTACAGTGGTTGTAAGAATTCCACCACCACCATCTACACTGTCAACTGTTATTGTACAATCGTTTGCAGGACTTGTTCCACCTAAAAATGTTCCTAACACTGTAACAGTTTCCGTTTGAATGAATCCTGAACCTAAACCAGTTGTTGTTGCAGAATACGTTGTACCTGTTCTTGTTACAGAAAAAGTTGCACCTGCACCTGAGCCACTTGCTGTGTAATCACTTACATTAACAGCATAGGCTTCTTGTGCATCTGGAGCCGTTCCTGATGTTGTAAAGTTTGTTACTGCACCAGTGCCATCAACACCAGTGATTCTTACATATAAATTTTCGTTTGTTGTACCACCAAAAGTACCGCCTGTGAAATTAACAACATCATCTATCACATAGCCTGCACTTGCATCACTGCTACCTAGCACTGCTGAATAACTGTTTGCGTTGATTGTTACGTCCAGTTGTAATCCAGAACCAGCACCACCTGTAACAGTTCCTTCAACGGATGTGTAAGTTGGATTTCTTAAACTTGCTGAATAAGAGTTGTTAGTTTTTGTAATGTCCCAACCTCCGCCTGTACCTGTACCATTGTTAAATGTTCCAGAAATATTTGCTTTAGAACCTGAACCAGTAAATGCTTCACCATCTAATGTTGTAGTTAAAATTTCACCACCTGTATCTACAGAGGCAACACTTATTGTTAAATCGTTTGCTGGAGTGGCTCCTCCAATTAAATCTCCTGTAATCACTATTGCATCACCTATTGCATAGTTTTCGCCTGAGTTAGAAACTGTTATGCTGTAAACACCTGCGTTGTTGAATACATCACAAGCAAAATTTTGTCCTGCAGGACTGATATTAAAGCCACCTATGTTTGAATAACTTGTTACATCACCTATTAAGTTTGATGTAAGACCAGAACTCAATGTTAAAGCATTACCTGATACGTTGGTAATTGCCACACCAAATCCATCTCCTCTGTCAATGATACTGTTTTGTAAAATACCTGAGGCATCAACAACATTTATTTCTGTTGCACCCGCTGTGTAGTCACCTTGTACGTCTGGAGTTGCTAGTGTGCTACCTGTACCTGTAACTGCTGTAATCTGTGTTCCTGTAGACAGTCCGCCACCTGAAAGTGGTGCACCTATCTCAGGCAAAGTTGCATCTTGGAATGGAATAATTGTTGCTCCACTTAATCCACCAATTGGCAAAACAAAGTTTCCATTTGCTCCATTAGATGACACACTGAAAGTTGGTCTTCCTATTGTTGCACCTGAATAAAATCCTGCTTTTCTTAATTGAGTGAACGTTGTTTGTATCTCTACACCATTAGTTGTTCCTACTTTTGCTTTAGAGTAATATGTGAATGACAAATTACCTGGCACTGTGTTTACCACAAATGAACCTTGTGCTCTACCAGTACCTGCAACACCATTTGTGAATCCAATAATTGTAAATGCTTGACCAGGTTCAAAGCCGTGTGGTCCAACAGTTGTCACTGTTATCAAGGATGAACCTATTCCGTTTGTTCCTGCAGATGCATCAGATGTAACTGTGTCTACATCTAGATCAGTTCCTGGTATTTCATAAATTGATGGATACCCTCTTTGTGTTCCAATCGCTTGCCATTTTGTAGGCTGTAATCCATACTCAAAGTCAGCATCAAGCATTGATTGAGAAGGTGCTACTCTCATTCTTTCAATAGCATCTGTTCCAAAATCAAATGGTCTTGTTCTAATAACTTTATCTTCAACAAACATTTGAATTGTGTCTGTTGCTAAAAATGTACTTGTATCAAAGTTTAAAAATATAGTAGTAATTGTGTCTGTAACTTGTAAAAATGTTGGATAATCAGGATCTGCTTCTTGTTCATAAGAAACTTCTGCACCCAGCGTAGCGTCTGCAAAATTATATAAAACTTTATTACGTGTAGTGTTTGTAATCAACAATACATCTTCTAAACCAATTTTTGTTGGTGCTTTAATAGAACTTATTTCGTTTCTTTCTAATGCTGGTAAGTTATCTAAACCATTTTCAATTACATCTGTAATAATAAAAGTTAATGCAGTGATTCTAGCACTTGCACCTGCTTCGCCTGCCGCAGTTCCAAAGTATTGAGTTGTTACTACTGGTGATTGTTGTGAAGTGTGTGCAGTTCTTGTTAAAATGTAATTGTTAATGACATCTCTAATATGATTTTTAACAAGTATCTCAGGTTGTCTGTCACCGTCAATCTGTGGTGTTGAACCTATCCAATATTTAGAAGCATTGAATCTTGATTCTTTGTTACCTGCGTATCGTAAATCATTTAAGAAACCATTTATGTTGTAACCCATGTCTCTTTCACATTTATATGAATCATAAGTGTAACCTGCAAATATGTAAGGACTGCTTACCAATGTTGGCAAGTTGATAATTCCGTTATCTAGTGTTGTGATAAAACCATTTGCAAGTGTTGTAAATGTAGTTGTACCATTTGCTTCACCTGTTCCTCCTGATGAATCTTGGGACGTTACACTTTGTAATGAACTAAAATTAACACCTGGCAAAATATTGCCTGTGACTAAATTTCTTGCGTACTCAAAATATGTTACTTCTGGTTCACCGTCACCTGCAATGTTTAATGAGCCATCTGTGTAAAATGTTTGTGCATAGTTTCTTGAATTTTCATTTCCACCATATCTTAAATCATTTCTTAATCCTGTTAAGAAAGTATCAATTCTTGTTTCTAATTGTAAAACATCATATGAATATCCTGCATAAGGAGCCACAGCCGCATTCTTTTGTTGAAGCACATAAGCCGCTACTTCATCTTTGATATATTCAATGTTGTTATCTAATCTATTGACTGCGTTAGGAAAATTGTTTGCCGCTGTATCTGTTGCAACTCTATCTGCAACATAGCCAACTGACTCGTCTTTTAAAAATTCTAGGTTATTAAGTATTAAATCATAAGCATTAGGAAACAGGTTTCCAGACTTAGGAATTCCTGGTTGAAATATATAATTTACTACTTTACGTTTTGCCATTTATTATACTCCTAACGCGATAGCCAACACTGTACTAGTGCTGTCTACATAATTTTTATTACTTACATCGTTTGCATCAGTAGGTGCAGTTGTCACAGTTGCACTGGTAAATGCCGCAGTTGCCGGGACAGTTGCTCCTATTGTAGTGTTATTTAACGTTCCTTGTGTCGTTTCTAACAATGAAAAAGAACCTTTTTGTGGTGTAGTTTGACCTAAATCCATGTTGTCTATGGTACCTAAATTGATAGGCCCCACAGTTAAAATACCTGTTCCTTGTGGACTTATAACAACATCAGCATTTGAAGGTGTTAAAGTTGTCTGACCTGTACTTTGTATTGAGTTTGCATTAATATCCATGTTAGAAATAAATCCACCGCCTGATGGATTGATTGACACTGTACCGTATGATCCAGTTGGTTGCAATGATATTTCTGCATCTTGTCCATTACTAATCAAATCACCTGTGTTTAATATTGCACTGAAACTTCCTATACCTGTAAAAGTAGGATCTGCAACTGTGACTGTACCAAACGGATTACCATCTGCATCACCATAGTATATTGTGTCTGGTGTATCTACAGGAATAGTAAATGTTAATGTTCCAGTTTGTTGATTGTTTGCCGCCGCACCAGTTAAAGTAGTAGGTACCGGAACAACTTCATAAGCAGTTACATCTATTTGGTCTGTGATATATGTTTGAACACCTGTTAAAAAATCTCCAAAGTTACTA